CCACGGATCGATGACCTTGAACTCATTGCGGTCCAGCACATAACGGATGGCCTGGGTGGCGATTTCGGCACCGGCTTCGCTCTTCGGCGTTCGCGGCAACGCCTTCGGATCAGTGCGATAGCGTTCCACCAAGCCGACAATGCCGGCGATCTTGCGCGACACCCGATTCCACGTCATCGGCGGTTGCCGGCGGCGGCGCAGCAGTTGGATTTGCTCGGGACTGTACTGCGCGCCATGATAGTAATGCCGCGACAGTTTCGCCTCTTCCAACTCCTCAACCTTCTGAATTCTCCAATCAAGGAATTGCTCGCGCAGCTTGCGCACTGACAAGAACTGCTCGTTCTCCTCATCATCGACCGGCCGTTCCGGCGTCAATGAATTCGGCTTCAGCCGGTTGGCTTGTACCAGCATGCGCGTGCGCGCGGCGTCGTCGCGCACCATGGCGCTGGCGACGTCGGCGGTGCGCGAGTTGATGGGTGTGGCCATTAGGACGCTTTTCCTATACCGCATATCAACAGCAAGTAGACAATATTCACGCCGTGTGGTTAAATACCGCGATGACTAGCAATTCAGCACGCAACGCACTGGCTGCGGGTTTAAAAGCGGCCGCCGAAGGCGAGGCTATCGTTCACACGGCACTCGCGGAAATTAGGAACACCCCAAAGCCGGAACCCGCGTCGCTGCCGCCATCGCCGGCAGAATTGCTCGCGTTCACGATGGACCGCGTTGAACATGACCGCATTGCCGCAGCCATGCCAGCGATCATGACGATTTGCGAGCGTTTCCCCTTTGTCCGCCGGATGCTTGCTGTGGAAATGGCAAACTCAACCCGGCCGACGGCGGAACCGGTGCCAGAAGATGTCCACCAAATTGTCCACCAAAATACCAAAGACCCGCGCGGCCGGAAACCAATCGGCGATAAACCTTTGAGTGATAAGGAGAAAAAGCGCCGCTACCGCGCCCGCAAGAAAGCCGCCCAGGCTCAGCCCCAGCCCGAGCCACCGGCATCCTCCAGTTCCGTGGACTTGTTCGACCTGCACCCAAGTGATGAAGCGAATGATACGGCCGGCAAAGTCTATAGCTTCTTGGAGCGCTTTTCCCTTCAGCTTCAACCTTGGTTCGCACGCGAGCTATCACCCGACGATCGCGAAATCCTGCGCTATGCGCTCAACAGCGGCGTGAATACGCTCGGCCAATGGGCGCTCGATTTGTGGGAAGACAAAGCATCGTAAACCAAAAGGAGGAATCAACATGCGTTATTACACTGCGCCAGACGGTGCCAAGTATCCGCTCTATGAAGCACAGTGGGACACCGCCTTCACTATCTATCGCTCAGATCGCCGCAAAGCGGTTGCGGGCGATCCGCACAATTGTCTGCTTGCCTTGGGCATCAAGCGCAATCGCGATGTCCTCGATGTCTATATCGGTGCCGGCCAGGACGCCTATGTAGTTTTCAAAGCGCGCGGCGACGATCCGGCGCGTGCTGTTCACTTTACGATTACGTCGAGCGCTCGACGCTCCATTGACGGCTGGGATGGTCCTGATAAACGCGCTGCGACAATGACCATTAAACTCAAAAGGCCAACCGCCAAGCGTACTCTTGAGGCCCGCAGCAAGTTGGACAAGGACCGCGCGGCGCGCATCAAAAACGGTACGCATAAGGTGCGGCATACCGGCAAGGCGCGGTTGCCACGCGTCACGCGTTTCGGCGCAGTCCATCGTCCGCCTGTGGAAATCTCCCGAAGTGGCAATGTTAGCGCAGCGGCGGCGTGAACTACGTCGCGTTACCCTTCGCTTTGTGCCGCGCGGTGCGCTCGCCCGCGCGGTCAAGGCTGGCGTGATTTCACGTTCAGTAGCCCAGCAACTGCGTTCCTAGCTTACTTCGCGGCGACAATCTGCCTGATCAACTCCAGCTCGTAGGGCGAGCGCGGCCCCGCATTTTCCAAGTTGTGGGCATAGAGCGTCAGCAATTCTTGCAGCATTGCCTCTTTGCTCGGCTTCGGCGGCGGCGCCGCTTCTTTCTTGACCGGCGCGTCGTGGGTTTCGTGCTTGTCTTCGTGCTTGTCTTTGTCTGCCATAGCTTGCTCCTTTGTTTGAGCTACATCCCCGCCATCCCCTTGCCGACGCCGCCGCGCCGCACCGCGGTCGGCACTTGACTGCCGCGCAACCCACTGCCGCGCAGCTTGCTGCCGCGCAACTTAGCGAGTTGCTTCAGTCCGATTTCGCCGCGCCGTGCCAACTTCAACACGATCTTCTTCAGCTTGGCTGGCTTCTTTGGCTTTTTCGGCACGCTCGCCATGTTTGGCTCCTTGCCCACGCCTTCAAAAAGCTTTCGGCATCCGCGGTTTGAGTCCGAATGACTCACTCTCGCTAACTGCGTTGGACATTTCTCCGAAAACAGCGGTTTGCAGGACCGCGCCCACACGCTCCCGGACTAGGGTTGCTACACACCGCGGACACCGAAACGGCTTGATTAAGATCACGACGCCTTTTCCACCATCTTTTCATAGGCGCGCTGCGAGATGCTGCCCTTCTTGCGCAGCTTGTCGGCGCTACGCTGCAATGGCGTCGGCGGCGGCGGCTCGGCGCCGAGTAGCTCCTTAAGGTCGCGCGCGGCGTCTTCCAGCGCATCGCACGGCTTCTCGATCGAGTGGCCTTTGACCTCGTCAGCGATCATGCGCACCTGATCGATCGCTTCCTTGGCGCTGTCGCCGACCGCGACCACGGCGCCGATCTCCGGCATGCCGGTCCACAACGGAATGACATAGCGCTCGCCGCCAATGATCGTGTAATTGCGCAGCTTGACGTTATCGCGATATTTGTCCGGAAACTCCACTTGCTGCCAATTACTGTCCGCCCAATCCGACAGCAACAAGCACATGGCGCCGTACTTGGCGGTGTATTCCGGCTCGATGACGATGCCTTGCGAGCCTTCCCAAATGATCTCCGCGAGGTTGTCAATCCACAGCCCATACAGCTCGCCGGGCGGCGAGCCCATGCGTGTGCACGGATCAATCAAATACGCCTTGCCGTCTTCGGTCATACGCAACTCGGTCGAGATAAAGCCGCGATAGCCAAACTCTTTCAGCGTCGGCGCCAGCTTGGCGTTGACGTCCTTGACCTTTTCCGGCAAGCGCTCGTAGCTCATGGTCTTGCCGACATAGGCTTTGTCTTTGACCTCAACGCCAATGATCGCGCTCTTGGCGTATTTGCCATCGATCACATAGCCGTCGTAGCCGACTTCGATGGCGTCGTTGATGCCGTCCTCGCAGATGAACTCCATGATATTGGACTTAGCGCCGAGACTTTGCTGTAATTCATTGAGTTGGATTTCCACATGCTTGTAGTTCGGCGCGTGCATCGTCTCGCTATCGCCGCGGTACGATGACACTTTCAGATATTGATCGTCGTGGGTTTTCAGATGCGCGCGCAACGCATCCATGCCCTTGACGACAGTGTAATTGCCGATATCGATGCCGAGTTCTTTCGAATGCTGCTTGGACTTATCGCGGTCCAATTCGAGGATTTCACCAAGCCGACAGCCCCACACCAGCTTGCCTTGATTGACCAAAAACTGTTGCAAGTCGCCCTCGTAGCAATCAAAAAAACACCAGAGGTCAATCTCATCGTAATACTGCCACGGCGACAGCACCCGCTCAATGCCGGGAATGCCTTCGCCGATCCGAGGCAGATTCGATTTTGGATATCCCGATTCCCATGGCACGTATAGCAACACGCGACCGAAGTCTTTCGATAGCGCGATCGCGGCCTCAATGAATAATCCGTGGTCCCAGCACAGACAGGTGGCATCTGGATAGCGCTTCTTCGCCATGCTTTACAATCTCCACACCATCGTCAGGATAAAAACAAACAGCGCCGCGCCGAGCACCAGCAGCGCCCAATCGAAACTATCAAAACTATGCATAATATTTCTTGCCGCGCACAATTTCGTTGATTTCGATATCGGACGGCGAAAAGCAATCGTTGACGATATCGACCACAATCGCGCGATCGATCTTGCGGCAGCAGTAAACGTCGAGCGAGACGAAATTCTTCGCCGCCAGCGTATGGATCTGAATGCCGCTCTCGATCAGCGGCACCCAGCCGGATATACCGGCTTTGCCGGCATAGTGCGGCGGCGAGATGAACACGAACGGCGGCGCTTGCTTCTGCATGCCGAGGCAATTTGCTAAGGCGTCCAACGCCCAATAGGCGGCGCGCAGATCGCACATCAATTCCGGCCGGCAGTCGTAGCAATCCAGCGTCAATAGATAACCAAACGGCGGCGGTGGCATCGCGCGCCCGATGGCGCGTGCGCGCGCGTAAAACTCGGCGTCGCCGCGCTCGCGCATGGCGTCAGCCGCGCGCCGCGCGATTGGCGCGCTGCGTGGCGCCGTCGGCGACGTGAAATAAACGGCACCATGCTGACCATTTCACACTTCCGAGCACACACTGACACTCCGGAGCTTCACCGCTGATTGGAATATAATGTCGGCAGATTTCGCAATGCTCGCCATCCGGCGGATCACCTTTGCCGTAATCCACTTCGCGCTTAGTGCGCTTGGTCATTGCCACCGGTCATAAAGCCCTCAAACAATGTCCCCAGGCGCGTCTTGCGCCACGTGCGTGCCGATCGCCGGCTTCGCCATGGCGGGCTTATGCTGGCCCTTCGGCGGCCGCGCCGCTTGCGCGCCGTGCTTGCCGGTCGGCGACATGCCGGCTTGCACATGACCGGCTTTGGCGGGGTGATGCTGGCCTTTGGGCGGTTGCGCGACGGCGGCCTGCGCCTTGCCCATCGCCGCCATCGCCTTCGGGCTGATCAGCCCGCGGCCTTGCATGTGCCGCGGCACCACCTTGCGGGCGAGCTTGCCGCTGCGGGTGGCAGCCTTGGCAAACTTCGGCAGCGGCGGATTGTGGCCGGCGAGCGCACCGTAAGCCGCCGATGCTGCGCTGGAAATGCCCGAACGAACGCGCTCGCTCAACGGCTGGGTGGGTTCCTCGGGTTGCGGCATGCGCCGCTCAACCTTCTCCCGCGACGCGCCCGGATGTCCCACATAACGCGCGGGCGTCCCATTATCGTTAGGCATAGTGTTTCTCCTTTAACGTTTATGACCGCTGTCGCGGGCCTTGCTAAGCGCGATGGCAACGCTTTGCTTTTGCGCCTTTTTGGTGCCAAACTTTTCCTTGGTCTTGGCAAAAGTAGCCCCGGAATGTAACTCCGAGATATTTCTGCTGATCGTTTTTTGCGACTTGCCTCTTGCGAGCGGCATGATTGCTCTCCTAGCATTTATCCGCGAATGCCCATGGTCGCACGCCCCGACCGCGCCTTGCGCGACTTGCCGAACCATTCCTCAAGTTGATGGGCCGCTGCGGCCACCGGACGCGCTACTGTCTCCACCACCGACTCGTTGGATTGTTCGTTGCTTTCGGTCTCCGCATAGGTCGGCTTCGGCGGATTGTGGCCGGCTTTTTTGGCAAATTTCTTCGCCGCCTTTTTCGCCGCCTTTTCCGCCGCCTTGGCGGAAATCAGCCCGCGCTTTTCCAGCCGCACGAACTCGTGCGTCGGCCGGCCGCGAAAGCGGACCAGCTTGTTGTTTGGCGCGGCTTGCGTTTCAGCCATTGCTCATCCATCAATCTTCCGGATCGGCTTGCCATTTGCCACGGCGCGCCACCTTCGCCAGATTCCATTCCTCGCGTTCTTCAAGCGGATGGCCGTCGCAATATTCGAGATCGGCGTCGGTCATGCGGCCTTCATAGAGGTCGTTATGCACCTTGGTGGTCGAGCCAGAGGCAAGATAGGCGGCGTCCTTGCCGCCGCTGGTACGTTCTTTGACTGCCATGATTATTTCTCCTCTCAGCGCTTTTGATTGTTGTAATCGGTGACTCGGGTACGGCCGCCGAAATCGGCATGGCCGCGAATTCTGTCATCCGGCTTGGAAGCTGATTTGGGGTAGGGGGCTTCGGCCGGCGTCCGCTGGACTTGGCCGGGCTTCGCCGTGCTGCCGCGCGACCGCGGCTTGCCGGGCTGCGCTGCTACAGCCTTGCGGGCGTATTTCGGCTGCGGCTTGTTACGGGCCGCTTCCGGAAGAATTTTCAACGCTGGTCCCGGCTTGGCCTTCTTGCCGTCCTTACTCTCGGCCGCCGTCGCGGCGCGGTCCGCCGCCGCCGCCTGCGCTGCGTAGCCCTCGAAAGTCTTGCGATAGGCGCCCATCGACATGGCGCCGCTCTTCATTAACGCCCGCGCTCTTTCAAGAACATCGTCCGCCATGGTCAACCTCCGCGATGCGCCGGGCGCTTACAGTCGCCCCGACAGTTTGACGCCCGGCCGGCTCCTTTTAGATGTTCTCACGACGCTTGGTGCTTGTCCCTAGCTCCGTTCTCTCGACATCGGGCGTCGGTATAAGCTGCCGCGTTTCTATATTCTGTTCGCGCTTTTTCAATTTGCTAACCTGCGACCCGCCGCTAAACCGCTCAATCGCATATGACGGTAGCGGCTGATTGCGCGCGGCGGGCGAGCGCGTATCGCGCGCAGCTTTCGCTTTCTTGCCGCGCTTGCTCTCCGCCGCCGTCGCTTGCTTGGCGCGCGCGACTGTACGCCGCGCGGCGTCCATCGACACGCTGCCGGAGCGCAGCAAACTTTTAAAGATATCGCCGTCCGCCATACTCAACCTCCGCGATGCGCCGGGCGCTTACAGTCGCCCCGACAGTTTTGACGCACGTCGCTTCGTGCGGGCGCATCACTTCTTGGTCGCGAACCGCGTCATGCGCCGCATGCTGTCGCGGTTGACAATCAATCGATACATGAAAAGCCCATCGCCGAGATGCTCGCGATCAACGTCATGCGCGCCGTATTTTTCCTTGCGCAAATCCCGCAACCGCGCGCTGATCGCCGCTTCACTGCCGCCGACGACGCGCTTGATGTCCACCAGCGTGCGCCACTTAGCGTCGCGCATCAGCGCAAACACTTTGCCGAGTTGGCCCTTGAGACGGATGTAATCGCGCTGCGGTAAGTAAGTACGGCCGTCAAAGGCGGTGTCAGGCGGCGGTTCTGGCAGCTTTGGCGGCATCTTGCTTTGCTCGGCGTCAGCCTATGCCTGCGTAATCCTCGTACGCGTCCGGCTGATCGAAAAGCGCATCGTCGTCAATCTCGTCGTCCACCGGATCATCGTAGGCGTCGTCTAAGATATAATCCTCCGGCATCATTGTCCACAGAAGTTGGAGTTTGCTATTGTCAACATCACGATGATGTGCTAGATTGCGAATCGTCAATGCGGCATCCCAACCTTGGTTCTTGTCCGTCCCAGCCACACCAAGGGCCGCATTGCTGACGGCAAAGTATCGAGTGCCGTCCGGCGGGCCGCCACATCCACTCAGCCAGTGGCGGCCCGCTTTGACTTTTTGGAGAAATCCGTTTTTTGGAGAAATCCGCTTTTTGGAGAAATCCACCATGGACGATTACAGCCTAAACGCCGCGCTGCGCCGCACCGCCCGTATTTCCGCCCGCATCGAGCGGCTGCTGCACGGCATCAGCGGCGACGAGCAGGGCGCCATTCTCGCCAACCTGCTATCGTTGTGGGTCGCCAGTCATTTCGTGGCCGAAGAAATGCCCAAGGAGAACCGGCCCGAAACCGACGCCATGCGCGAGCTGCTGCTGCAAATGCATTTCGAGTGCGTGCGCGCTACCATTCCCGAGCACGAGAAGGCGATCTTGGAGCGCGAGCGCGAGCGCGATCATGAATGCTAATCACGCTGGCGCCCGCTATGTCGCCGAAGTTGCCGACCGCATGCAGCGGCTTTTACAAACCGCGCCGGATGAAGATCAAGGCGACATTCTCGCCAACCTGCTCGGACTGTTCATTGCCAGTCACTTCGTCGCTGACGAAATGAGCCAAGACCAGCGTCCGGAAACTGCCGCCATGCGCGAAACCATGCTGGAGGCGCACATGGAGCACGTCCGCAAGATCATACCCGATCTTGAAAAGCTAGTTTTGACGCAAGTCGCTGACAAGCATCACTAGCCCCCAGATCAAAGCCCCCACAGGCTACTATCGTCGTCGCTTAAATTCTTCTCGATATAATCGTCGCGCTGCTTTTCTTTGAGCGGCGTCACCTTTCGGCCGCCGACCATCAGGTCCAATAACTGGCCGATCAGGCCGAGCGCGTCCACTTGGTCGTCATGCCGGCCGGCCGGGAAGCTGAGAAGCTCAGCCCGAAAATCGCTGTACCACGGCGCGTGGAGCGGAACGCGCAGGCCGCCAAGCGCCATTCTGCCACGCACCGACTGCGCCCTGACTGACTTGTCGCCGCGCGCCGGGAACGGCTCGCGATTCACCCACGCCTTGCGCTCGCGTTGCATCATCTCCAAGAACGGTCCGATGCTGGCCTTGATCTGGCCGCCCTCTTCTGCCCAGTCTAGTGGCTTCCACTTCACCACCAAATCGCAAAACGCTTGCGCCCATTTGTCAGGCGTTGTTTGTTTTCTATACACATCCAAGAGATATAAATTTTCCGCCGCATCCAACCCCACGATGACATGGCAAGTGTAGTCGCCGCCGTCCTTGGTGGTGGCGTAATCACTGGCGCCATACGTCTTTAACGTATCAAGCGGCGGTGCGTGATCATAGGGGATCAGCCACTCGGCCTTGAAGTAATTGCCGCCCTCTTCCACCGGATTTTGTTGGAACAGAGAATTCCAATTTCTCGCCGGCTGCGAAGCCTTCTGTTGCCGCAAGAAATCTCCGTAACCATAGTCTGAATCCTCCCACAGCATCGTCCCTGGCTCGCGGCCGAGAGGATCGTTCGCTTGAGCTTCCGCCGGAATGCTTAGCACCTCCCATTGATCGCCACCATTCGCCGCCGCCTCAAGAATTCTCCCGGCAAGGTCATCGAGGTGCCAGCGGGTCATGATCAGCACCCAGCGCGCTTCTGGACGCACTCGCGGATTCACATCGCTCCAATACCAATCCCATTGCGCATCGCGAATTGTTTTTGAATCGGCGTCCTCGCGACTTCTCAACACATCGTCCAAAATCACAAGGTCGGCCCGAAAGCCGGCGATGCCCGTACCGACCCCGGCCGCCTTGTATTCTCCACCCTGAACCAATCGCCAACGATCAACGGCAAGCTCTTCCGACATTGCAATGCCGAGCAACAATTCATTGTCCGCAATCAGATTGCGGACCCGACGCGCCCACCGTTCCGCAAGCTTGGTCGAATGCGAGCAACCCAGCACCAATGCCTTGGGGTGGTTAGCCAGATGCCAGCAAGGAAAAAGAACGCTGGCAAATGTGGATTTGGCCGACCCAGGGGGAAGAAACAAACAAAGCCGTTTAATGTCGCCGCGCGACAGCGCCTCAAGCTTGCGAATGATCAAGCGGTGGTGCGCCGCCGGCTCAAAACCACAATGCCGACACCACGCTGTTAAATTGCCGCGAACATCGCGCCGGCGCATGACCTCACGCGCGGCCACTTCAGCAGTGAGCGTGTTCATGCGATTTTTACTCCGGCGCCAGCACGACGGCTGCCATCTCCGCCCGCCGCGTCGCACACAACTGCGTCTGCAACTCCGCTACCCGCAAGCGATGCTCGTCGCGACGCTCGCGCGCATAGTCGCGCAACGCATCGGCGAGGTCGCGCGCCACCCGCGCCATGGCATCGTCGGCGGCGGCATCGCTCATAGCTGCAACCGCGTCGGCTGCGCGATCGCGCGCACGATCGCCATATAGGCCTCCTGCAACCGGGTCCGCCCGATCGCCAGCCAGCGCTTGTCGATGTCGTCGCGTTCCGCCAATTGATCGAGCATGCGCAAGGTTTGCTCCTCGGCGACCTTGAATTCATTGATCAGATCGTAGCCTTGGGCCGGCAGCGGCCGATAGCCGGCCAGATAACGCGCCGGCGTGTAAGGATCGACGTGGTCGGCCTGTTCGCTCATCAGCCCCAGCTTACTTATCCTTTTGATGCTGCAAGGTGCTGCCCTGTGTGGAGAGCGCCGGAAACGTCCGCCCGTCGGCAAACTCGATATGATCGGGATAGCCAATCAATTGCAGAACACTGGTCACGGCACCGTCCGAGAACGTCCAGCGCTCGGAGGTCGGGCCGGTGGGCGGCCACACGATCGTGGTCGGATCGCTGCCTTTCTTGGTGTAGAGAATCTTGGCGCTCATTTGGCTTCTTGCTCCATGAATTTCAGCTTCGGCAGCGTAATCTCCGCTTTCCTGCGCGTCTCCTCACCGGTCATCGCGTGACGAATCCGCGCCATGCGCTGCATGCGGGCGCGCTCGCTCTGGCGCGGCCGCGGCGGGCGCTTCAGCGCGGACTTGCGGGTTCTGCCACGGCCGAAATGGTTCATGGGTTACCACTTCCGAATTTATCGGCGCCGCTCCAAACGACAACAACTGCGATCAGAAACGCCAGCATCAGAATAATCGCAACGCCGACGATCGGCCGCTCGTACCATCGCATTGCTAACGCATGTGCAGCGAGTAGCCGCCGATCGAGCCGCCGGCCAAGATCGTCAGCAAACCGATGACCACGAGTATGGCGATGATGAACCAGACCGCCTGGATGACACGGTCGGGGATCGGCACACCGGCGACGTTGACAATGCCGTAGATCACCAACCAAACGACGGCGCATAGCGCAACGACGCCAATCAGCAACCAAAGCAGCGATATGGCCATGGCGATCATTTGCTCACCCCTGTTGCGGCCCTACGCCGCCGTCACGATTATCCTCGTCCATGTCCTCATCATCACGCGGCGCCGGCAACGCGTCGATCACTGCTGGCAATGCTGCTCCGCTAGCAATGCGTAATAGTTCCTCGTCGGTCAGTTGCGTTACTTGCGAGACTTCCAAATGATGCCGGTCGGCGGCTTTAAATCCCCGCATCTCGCGAAGCTGATTAATCGCCTGGAGCGCACTGTCGCGCGCCAGATGCACGACATTGCCGCTGTCCTTGTCAAAACGCAGTTCCGCTATGCTCGGACCAAGATCACTCTCCGCTAATGCCTTCCAATCAATACGCGGCTTGCCGCTCACCGGATCGACAATCACGAACTCGAACATCGAGCCGAACGCCACAAGCTCCAGGCGCTCCTCCAAATGCCGGCGCTTGGCATTGTGGAACTCGTTGGTCAGATCGGTTTGCTTGAGGTAATCGATGCGCGCCATCACCCGCGCCTTGCGCTCGTACTTGCTTTGTATGCCGGTGTAATCGTCCAGCCCGGCCCGCCGCGCTGCCTCGCGCATGCGATAGCCATAGGCCCGCTCTTGCGCGTAACGCTCCTCCTTGGGGTAATACAGCGGCTTGTCCGGCGACCGCTTGACCCGATACGGAAACGGCATCTTCCAAACCCTGTCGCGACGCAAATATATTTTTGCTGGTTATATATTATACAGCCCAAAAAAATTCCCAAAATTTTTACCCATACGTTGGCAACGCTTCGAATCCGAAGACCCTCCTGTGCCAGGGGGGTACCCCGGCATCCCCACCGGGGGTCGCTCGCTGCACTGCAACACGCTGCGCTGCACTGCACTAAAGATATATCGCAAGATATATCGCACGCAGCGCCTACATGCGACTCATAATCTTATGTTACGCGTCGCATCGCTGATACACGTGCAATATCATAAGCTTAGGCGTTAGCCCCACAGCGCTGGGGTCACGCAAGGGTAACGTTTTCCACATGATGACGAGCGCACCTGACACACGCACCTGACGCGCGCACCTGGGAGCGCACCTGGGAGCGCACCTGCGCGGCGCCGTAGCGCTGCTAGCGTAGCGACGCAGTTCGCCGGACGTTGAAACGCCACACTCCAATGAGTCGCGAGGAGTCTGTGAGGGCAGAAGTCAACAAAGATTAGCTCACGAACTCGTGATCAAGATAATACGCTATTCGCTTGCTTCATTCAACAGAATGTGGATAATGACATTCACAGACACGGAGCAAGCGCAACGACCCAAACGGCCTTCGGGCGGCAATCGGGTGTAAGAGGCAAAAGCCCATCCAGAACGCGATACGCGCGGATGTTGCTCGGCCCAACCATCGGATTAGCTAAAGCGGCTGAAACATGCCGCCTAATCCATTCAAGAGAAAATAAAGGAGCAAAATACAATGGCATATACGAAAGTCACATTCCGAAAACGCGGCAAAGCGCATCGCGGCTTACAACGTCCCGATGGTTCGCTTGTCGCCGCTTGTAGTTGCCCGGGTTCGCAGAATGGCCGGCTCACTAACGGCGCACAAATCATCTGCGAAGGTTGGGACAAATCAAACTGCAAACACTAAAGCAAGATTGCAGTGAGAGCGCCACGCCGAGAAATCGGCGCGACGCTCTAGCGGCAATCCTGCCGAGCGGACGCCAATCTGCTTCACACCGCAAACAAGGAACGAACATGCCTCTACATTCGATTGACTACCTGAACGCCCGCCGCAACGCAAAGCCCGCGTCAGGCGGCAAGCGCTACATGGTCAAACGCAACGCCGCCGATGATCGCGCTCAGCTTGCATCGCTCGATTCCTGGGACGCGATACAGAACGACATCGCCGAGACGCTCGCCGATCTAAACCGCAGCATTGCCGCGCTACGCGGTCACGCAAGCCAATTTGAAACCATGCTACCAGGCGAAAGCTTCGACGATTTGTGTTTCTAATCATGCATTGCGGCGCGCTAATGCGCCGCGTTTGTCCATTTAGGACGTAACCTTCAAACCTTGGAGTAACACATGCCCTGGTTTATCGAAGTTTCGCAATATAGCCCCGTATTTGGTGTGAATTCTGCACATCAATGGGAACGGTTAATTTGTAAGTTCCCCACGGCTAAGAAGGCTGCCAAATATGCGGCAACTTTAATGGCTGAACAGAATGATGGCTTAGCCTTTCGTCTTGTGACCGATACGGAGTAGCAACATGCTGCTACTCGAATTCGGCACCCAAGAAGCACTCGAAATCGCGCTTAGCGTTCTTGAACAACGCGCTAGCGAAACCGATACCGCGTCCCCCGAAGGCTGGCGCGTCCGCGGTAGTATCGAAACCATCCAAGCCATTCTCACAGGAAAGAAGGGCGTAGTCATGACGCGCGCTCTTAACAAGCTTGAACGGGCTATCGCCTTGCTTGACATAGTCGATGACAGCTTGCGCGACTACGACAAGCGCTTACGCCCGCAAGACCCTAGCAGCCGAACTGTTCACGATATTCTGTCTAAGCTTAGCGATATCACCACACAGCTTGAACAAATGGGCGTTGGATCATGACAACCTATAACATATTCATTGCGGTGCGCTAATGCGCCGCGTTTGTCCATTTAGGACGTAACCGCGAAAGGCTAACATCATGCAAACACAGGTAGCGAAATGTGCCTTGGAATGGTGGCGCGCAAGCGGAACAAAAACAGAGGACCGATTGCGCGCTCTAGTCGCTCACTTCGCTGAAACAAACAACGAAACCGAACGCGTGGCCTACCACATCGAATGTGCGCTAGCCGCGGTGCGCTATTGGGAATGGCGATGACGCAAACAACCCTCGATATCTGCAACGCTCGCGCGACCGACGAAAAGACCGTCGCCGAGCGGCGTTGGCGCGAGCGCACGCAAGCACGCGTTGCGCAAGCGCCTTGTGACGTTGGTTTGTTCAGCGACGATGCAAAGCAATCTGAGCTTTTCAGTTCCACCCACCGCGAGAGGAAATGACATGGCAATCATTCTTGAGAAACGCAGCTATGGTTGGTCGGCAATGTTTTACGGCATCGGCCGCATGCCCGATGACGTCGAAATACCGTTGCCGCTGACAAGCTCGGCAACGCTATCAAATGTAGTCGCGCACATGCGTAACTGCTTTCCGGACGCTGTCTATCTGTGGCGCAACAACGGCAAGCTTTGCAGCACTGATGGTTGGACGGTTTGCGATACCTCGCATGATTAATGCAACTAAAGATCGAAACGGCGCACCTGCGCCGTCGCAGTGTCATGCACTGCCTGACGAGATCAACCGCGAAAGGGAACGACCATGCTAGACACGACTAAGCTGGACGCGATTAAAACGCGTTCGCAGCTTGTAGCGGATGACGTTGCCGCGTTGTTGCGGGCACGTCATCCTTTGTTGTGGGTAGTAACCCGCGAAGAATCACGCGCGGAACGCTATCTATTCGAAGCCGCCGCATCGGCCGGCTATGTAACGCACTTTTGGGACGTCGCCGCCGGCTTCACAGAGTTAAACGGCGAACGTTCGCCCGGTACCGATATCGGCTCACGAGACCCCGGCGAAGCTTTGAACGCCATTCGCGAGCGTGCAATCCAAGGCGGTGCCAGCCGCGCGGTGTGGGTGATGCGTGACTTGCCGGCGTGGCTCAATGGCCCGGCCGGCGCCACGACCTTGCGTCAGGTCTGCAATCTGGCACGGTTGCGCCCCAGTATGGCGAAAGAACGCGCGCAAGCGATTATCGTTCTAACGTCATCCGGAGAAGTGCCGCCCGAGCTTGCCAATCATTGCACGGTGATTGATTGGCCGTTGCCGGATCGCGCCGAGATTGCCGGCAGACTCGATGCCCTGATTGAGCAGTATCAACTCAACCTCAATGGTACCAGGGATGCCGCGATCGACGCCGCAATCGGCTTAACCGACGATATGGCGGCAAGCTGCTACGGCAAGTCACTCGTGCAAACAAAAACCATCGATCCGGCACTTATCGCCAAAGAGAAAAAACGCGTTATCGCACAAGAACGCGTCTTGGAATGGTTCGACCCACTGCCGAACGGATTAGACGCTGTCGGCGGTTTGGACGTCCTCAAAGCTTGGTTGTGGGCGCGCAAGGCCGCTTACAGCCGCAAGGCGCGTGACTATGGTTTGCCGGCACCTAAGGGCGTCTTATTGGTCGGCATTCCCGGTTGCGGCAAATCGCTGACCGCTAAGGCGCTGGCAACGATGCTCGGGGTGCCATTGCTGCGCTTTGATCTAGGTGCCCTGAAGTCTAAATTCGTCGGTGAATCCGAAGCTAACATTCGCAAGGCTATCAGCGTTATCGAAGCGATTGGCCGCTGTGTCGTGTGGTTGGATGAAATAGAAAAGGCACTGGCCGGCGCCACCCAAGGCGCGGCCGATGGCGGTGTATCGTCCGACGCGTTGGGCACTATCCTGAGTTGGATGCAAGACCGGCAGGGCGAGGCGTTCATCGTCGCCACCTGTAATGACGTTACGGCACTGCCGCCGGAATTGTTGCGCAAAGGCAGATTTGACGAGCTTTTCTTCGTGGACTTACCAAACACAACGGAACGCGGCCAAATCGTATGGGCCACGTTGCGAAACTTCAAACGCGATCCCAATACGCTTGATTGCGGCGCCGTGGCCGATGCGACCGCAGGCTTTACCGGCTCCGAAATCGCCGCGTTGGTGCCCGATGCAATGTTTGCGGCATTCGCCGACGGCGAGCGTGAAATCGTGACCAAAGACTTGATTGCCGCCGCGGCGAGCATAACGCCGCTGAGCAAAACGGCGGAGACAAAAATCACCGGCTTACGTGAATGGGCGAAAGGCCGGGCACGCTTGGCAACCACGCCGCAAGTACAAGATCAACGCCAAGCTGGACGCGTGCTTGATCTGTGAAAGCAAGGACGAAATGCGCGCCGGTCGCGCGCATCGCGCCGTCATCCGGCGCCTGATGAGTCCCGCAACCGCGAAAGGAAACGCTATGCAAACCTCTACCCTGCGCCCCGGTTTGTTGGTGTCGCTGTCCACCACCATTACCGGCAACTGTGTCTATAAGCGGCGCGACCTGATCGTCGATCACACCACCAACGAAGGCACCCGCGAAGCCTCTTGGCAAACCGACCGTACCATATTCGACGCGGCGGAAGATCAGCGTGCACGCGAAGTCCGCTCCAAGGCCCGATCGCTGATCACCGGGGTTTGCGCGCGGTTTGGCGAAGGCACGTTGTTGTGCCCATTGACCAAACGCAACGATTTGGATGCCGCCATCAGCGAAGCCAAGCGCTTGGCGGTCGCGTTTAACGAAACTGCGACGCTGTCGCGCATATCGGTGACGGTATTCACCGGCGAAGTCGCCGCTGATGACGTTCAAGCCGTCAAAGACATCAATGCCGAAATCAGTAAGCTGATGGCCACAATGGCCAACGGCATCGATACCTTGAACGTTGAGCAGGTTCGCGAAGCGGCCAACAAAGCGCGCAACCTGTCGGGCATGTTGACCGAGCAAGCGCAAGAACGGGTGCAAGTCGCCATCAGGGCGGCCCGCGAGGCCGCGCGCAAGATTGTCAACGCCGGTGAGCAAGCGGCACAAGAAATCGACACCCAAGCAATCCGCAAGGTCATGGAACAGCGGACCGCGTTCCTAGACGTTGACGAGGCTCCGGCCGAAACCGCAGCGCCGAGCGTTGAACAACGCGGGCTTGATCTGGACGAAATCCCGCCCGCGCAAACCGCGGCACCAGTGGCACCGGTCAATGCACCGCCGGTCAATGCAATGTTCGATCTTTAAGCCCGAAACGGCGCCGCGTGGCGCCGTCTGTGCGTCATGCGCACACTGATGAGGGGCAGTATCCCAAACCGCGAAAGGAAACGTGATGCCCTGCGATACCAAGTTGAAGGCAAAACAAACAATCCAGCAACGCGCGGAAGAAATCCGTCGCGTGGTGGCGCAGCTATCCATCGGCCTCGCCAGCGGTCGGGTCCGCGTCAAGATCGGCCCGCAAGGCGCGGTTGCGTTCGATGGCCTCAGCGAGCAAGACCGCGATGGCGTCACCGATGCTTGTGCCTATCGCCGCATCATGGCGACCGGAAGCGCACTCGCCAAGGCGGCGATCGCCAAGGCCGAGCAAATGTCGGGACGCACGGTCAACCGTCAAGCCGTGGCGCATGGCGCGCATTCCCACGACGGAGGCCATACGTGGCACGATCACAAGGGCTAAAACCCACTTTCCTCGCTCCTCAGCGCTTGCTGGCACGCAAGCCGCCGCACGGTGTTCCGTGCACGCAATGCGGCCTGTGCTGCATAGCGACACGCTGTAAGCTCGGCGCCTTGGTGTTCGGCGCCGAGCGTGACGCGGGACCATGCCCCGCGTTGCGCTTTGATGCCGACGAGCACTCGCATTGCGATTTGTGCGTGCGCCCCGAGCACTATCACGACGGTAACACCGACACCTTGCGCCGCGCCGCATTGCACTTGACGCGTAGCGGCGAGAGTTGCGACGCGCGTTTTAACGGCGAATGGCGAAATGACGCCTTCCATCGCATGCAAGACGCGGCGGACCAGCGTAACGCAGGCAAGACCGCGCAAGCATGGCTGATTTGGAGGTAAACGAGGGGGCGCGCCCCCGCCAAAGGGCGCGCCCCATATCACTTGGCGACCACGTCCACCGCAGGGAGGAACAACCCTAAAACGCGATCGGACATCAAGCGATATCGCAAGTTTAGCGTGATTTCACGCGCTGGCAAGGGTGTGGATTAATGGCGTCGCGGGAGGGAGGAACCAATGACCCGGAAACTCATCGTACTCATCGGCCTGTGTTTCACTGTGTCACTGATGGCGCTTAGCAGCCTACTGGTTTATTGGCAACTGATCGGCCACTACGCCATCCACGGCCGCCTCAAATGGGTGCCACTGATGCTTATCGTTACGGGACTGCTATGGGTGGCGGCGGACTGGTTTGATCTGTAGGTGGTGCCGTTGCCGCCATGGGAATGGCATGAGGACCAGTGGTAATGACAGAAGCTCTGGCACTCAGTTTCGCATTCGGCTTTTTCGCTGGTATTGGTGTTGTGTGCTTAGCCGTAGTGCGGGTATTGGAACGAGCCCGGGGCCTTCCGAGGAACCGTAACTTTTTCAAAGTTGGAATCTTATCGGAACCGGGAAACGACCGATAACGCCGCTTCCGAATGGCCTAATCTGTGACGGTTAACCCGTTCGTATTCAGACGGCCGACAGGGATTTGCTTGGTACGCCGATTCGCAACGTGACACAAGAGCGTCATGCAGCTATCCCTAAAGCTTCATGCAACAATCGATTGCGCGCCGCAGCATCGCCGTTGACGACACCATCACGAAACGCACTCCACGTATGCACGTCCATGATTTCATTGTCATGAACCAAAACATCCGTCATCCGCCGCGAACGGCGCCACGATCGTTTAATCCGCTTTGGCATACCGATGCCTTCTTGCTGCAACATCAACGGCCGCTGCTGATTTTCAACCACACGAATGGCATTCACCGCCGCATCGGCGATAACCGCAGGTAATCCATCGACCCGCCGCAGAAAATCAAATACCCCAGGACACGAGCGGATGCGATCATGATTGCGCGGCCCCAGCCATGCAAACACAAACACATAGCCGGGAAACATCGGCGCCGCCACGCGCTTGCGGCGCCGCTGCGTCATGCGCTCCGTCATGCGCTCAAGGTCGAGTTCCGGAGCGTAAATACCGAACCGCCGGCCGGCTAAGTGCGCCGCCGCAACGCGCTCATGCGCCGGCATGATTTGCAGCACGTACCATTCAGGACGCAAGCCGATCACCACTTCGGCCATCAACGGGCTCACCTCCCCGAACCCGATCACCTCCCCAATCGTCCACCGATCCCGAAACGCCTCGTACACCTGCCGCAAATTGCCTTGCATCGTCCTCATTCCCCGGTTCGGATTCCGTGCCGTCGTCGGTTGCGGCATCGTCATCCGGGGGACCAGTGGCAGGGAAAAGACCCACGCCTTTGACGTAGGTCATGCCGCCAATGCTGGCTAAGGCGCGATCATATAACCCCTTCTGGAAATACCACCCATTCGTACCTCTATTTTCCCCAGTGCCTTGCCCAAACGGGCTAAGCGCCATCCGTTCCGCTTTCGCCATCAACTGCGGCGGCGCGATCATCAGCAACGCAAACCAAGCTTTGGTTCTATAGCAAACCCATTGCTTGGCTTCCTCCCGCGCGGGAGCGCGCGGCGCCCCGCCGTCGCGCGCGCGCGCACGCGCGCTGGTAGATTCTTTGGTAGATTGGTAGTTAGTATAATGTATGGGGTCGGAAACTGTGCCATTTGGTGTACCTTTTTCAACCGTATCTGGCACACTTTCTTGCACGATTTGGCACACTTTCTCATCGCTAAAACCTGCCAAGTTGGCACCTTTTCCAGTGCCGTCTAAGCAGAGCCAAAATTCAGTCAAATTACCCCGTCCCAAGCCACCCTCCCGGCGCAAGAGACCGGCTTGCTCCAATTCACCAATACAACGCCAAAATGTTCGCAGCGAAAATCCGCATTTTTCGGAGAAAAACTCCGCCGTTGTTTGTTGATAACGGACTGAGCCATCACGCGAATCGGTCTGGTCGGCAAGCGCCAACAAGAGGAGCTTTGCCGCCGGACTGTCTATTTTCTGATTCCAAGCCCAATTTTGCGCCGCAATACTCATGATTGGGATTCCTTCGCGAGATTATCAAAACGAGTTACCGACGCGTCAAACTGCACATCCACTTTGCCAATCGGACCGTGGCGTTGTTTGCCGATGATAATTTCCGCTTTACCGATGACGGTTTCCGCTTTCGCCATCCATTCCGCCAATTTTTCAGCATCATCGCTCGCGGGCTTTTGCAACGCGTAGTAATATTCCTCGCGATGCACAAACAACACCACATCGGCGTCTTGCTCGATCGAGCCAGAATCCCGCAAGTCCGTCAGTTGCGGCCGCTTGCTCTCGCGCGATTCGACCGCACGCGACAGTTGCGACAGGGCGAGAATCGGCACGTTCAATTCCTTGGCCAGCGCCTTTAATCGCGTGGTGATTTCCGTCACCTCGGCGACCCGATCGCGTGACGAGCGTTGCGTGGTGCCGGTCGCCAATTGCAGATAATCGATCACCAGCAAATCCAGCCCGTAAGTGCGCTTGAGCCGCCGCGCCCGCGCCGCGATTTGCGCGATCGACAAGCCGCCGCATTCATCGATGTAAAAATTAAAACCCTGAATCTCGGTCGCCACCCGCACGATCTGATCATAGTCCACCACATCGATGGACCCGCGACGGATTTTGTTGGACGGGATGCTGCTTTGCTCCGACACAATCCGGGTCGCCAATTGCTCGGCGCTCATTTCCAGCGAGAAAAACCCGACGACATTGCCGGCCTCGGCGGCGTTGTAGGCGATATTGGTGGCGAGCGCGGTCTTGCCCATGCCGGGACGACCGGCCAGGATAATCACATCGGAGTTTTGCAGACCGCCCATTAAATTATCCAGATCGATCAATCCGGTAGCCAGCCCCGACAAGCCGCCGTCGCGCTCCCGCGCCTTGCCGGCCAGATCGACCGCGCGCGCCAGCGCTTGCGAAAACGGCATGAAGCCGCTGGCATACTTGCCGGTCTCGGCCAGTTCGAACAACGCCCGCTCGCAATCTTCAATTTGCGATTCCGGGGTGGCATCGACCGGCGATTCGTAGGCGCGTTGCGCCACCTGCTCGGCAATGGAAATCAAACTGCGGCGCTGCGAAAGATCATAGACGACGCGGGCATAATCGGCGGCGTTAATGATGGTCGTCGCCTCGGCGATCAGATGCGCCATGTATTCGCTCGCCGTGGCGCCGTCGATGCGCACGTCGTCGCCGAAAAACGTCCGCAGCGTCACCGGCGTGGCGCTCTTGCCGACGCGAATCAATTGCTCGCAAAGCCCGAAGATTTCAGCATGCGCCGGCTGAAAAAAATGCTCCGGCTTGAGAAAATCCGATACCCGATAAAACGCGTCGTTGTTGATCATCAAGGCGCCCAGCAACGCCTGTTCGGCCTCGTCGTTATGCGGCAACGGCCGCAATCCGGAAGCGCGCTGCTTGGCGCGATTGAAATCAACCACGGTCATTGGATCGCCTCTAAGCGTCACTTGCCTTGGCAGCCGTACGCACCATACGCCTCACCTCAGACCGCAGTGGCACGCCGCTGCACGGCGGCGTGGTCTGCGAATGCCACTTCGGATCGTCGGGAAACTCAAACCACGGAAAACCCTGCGGCGGGTGTACGGTCACCTTGCGATGCTGGCATTTGGCGCAATAGCGTATGGTGCGGCCGCAGCCGTCATCGAAACTATCAGCGGCGCGGCGCTGTTCGCGATCCAAGTCCCATTTGTGCCGTGGCATGCTCATGCCGGCTCCACCAGCGCGCACGCGCACGGCCAGCACATGATAACGCCGTATTGCGCATGCGGCATGGCGTGGGTGGCGCAGACATACCAGCCGAGCCGCTCGTAAGCGGCGATGCGGTCATAGATGACGTAGCGGAAATGCTGGATCATGCCGCAGTTTTTCCGAATGCAAATCGCATCTGGCCTTTATGCAGATCAAAATCACCCCAAGGCACGAAATCACGAACGTCCCAAAAAACACCACCATGCGAAAATGCGCCCGTATGAATCTGTGCGATTGGCTCCAACTTTTTGAATGATTGAATCAGCAAAGCGCCAGTGCTTTGCTCGCCAATCAACAAAAACCCGGCCTGACCGCTTAATTTGCAAATCACCAAGTAATCCTGCCAATTTGGCAGATCGATGCCATGACGCTTGGTGCCAGTTTTCCCCCAAAACGCCTGACGCGATTTAAATTTTGCTTCAATCCAATAAGACGCCCCATCGGCCAGCACGGTAAAATCGGGCAAGCGATATCCGGCATAAGGACCAGTCAATAATGGAGCCTTGACGCTATTGACGCCGATTTGATCGCAATGCCGCACCACATGATAACCCCGCGCGTGCGCTTGCTTTTCAAATTCTGTCTCAAACAAGGTCCCCCAATCAAAGCGATCATCATGCATGAGGCACCACAATCACGCCGATGCCCTTGAACGCCGCCGCAAACACCTCTGTAGCATCGCCAAAATAAAAGAAGGTCTGGCCCTGCAATGGACCACCTCCTTTCCCCTCGGGATTGTAAAATTGGATTCGTTTGTTCGGGAAGCACAGCGCTCGCGCCACGGTACAGCACTCTTGAAACCATTTGACTTCCGTGCAGCTATTAACGAGCACAATCGCCCCGGTGACGCGTCCGGCTGCGTATTCCTCGCACAACTTTTCCATCATCTGATTAATCAACGGCCGCGAATACGGTGGGTTCATCCAGACCCGACCATGCCATTGGTGCGGCAAGCTGCTATCGTCGCGCGAATAATATCTTTGCGCGCGCACCGTTGCTTGCGCAACCTCATTGCTTGCCGGATCAAGATCGAAACCACCCAATACCTGTCGCGCCAATTCGATGTATTCGGCTGGTGTGTACCATTCGATATGCCCGGTATTGAGATGGACACGCGGGTCGCCTTCCCGCAGATACGCACGGCGATAAACGGGGCCAACCAAAACTTGGCGGTATAGATCCTCGTTTTCTAAGGTTCCCCTCAGATCCGATACCCGTTGCGGCTTCATGCCGGTAAGCTCGGCGGCTTCCGGAGCCGTCAAACTCGAATCCGCGAT